CGATCTGTGCGGAATCTCCACTGCTAATATCAGAATCGCTATCTTTGTCTATCTCAAATTTTGTTTTTTCGATTGTAAAATCTACGCAAGCCTTAACAAAGCCTTTAAGATTTAGCTTTGCTCCAATGTGCAATTTATTTGTGATAGATTGATTTTTGTAGTTGCGAACATCACCAACAGCTTCTACTTCTGCAAATTCTGTTATTTCTCCATCTGAATTAACTAACGGATAAGCTCTCAAGACATCAAACGGATCTTCACAAAAATGCATGACTCCCTTTCTGCATGGTCCTAAATCAACATCCCCATCTTCCTCGAAAGTCGTATGTTCTTTGTATTGCTTTGCAATCCCATCAGGATTGCATATAAGCTCTTTTCCAAACGCTTTATATCCTTTAATTCCCATATGTTTTACCTCCATCTGCAAATACAACAAGTTCATCATCTTCTGTTTTTGCTATACAAATAAATTGACCGTCTATTTTTGGCAATCGTTCTTCGTCTAAACTCTCCATGTTGTCAACAATAATCGGCATAGTTACTTCATAAGCATTTTGAAACGCCCGGCATACTTCGATTTCCGTCAACATCGTAAAACCTAAATTAAGATTTCTGCTATAAGGTTCTCCGTTGTAAAGGATCTCGCAACATTGTTCTGTATCTCCATTGACAAGTTCTCGAAACAACCGAACACTGCATTGAGAAAATGCTTCATTTACATCATTTTCAAGGCATTCATTTTTTGCGCGATCATACATTGATAATACGTATAACGCCTTTTCATTCTGTGCTATCTCGATTTCAAGGTTATCTTTCTGTTTCTCCAAAACTTCAATTCTGGAGTCAATATTTGCATTCCATTCAGCAGAAGATAGTCTTTTATCTACTTTCGCAATCTCCGCAAGCATCTTGTCTCTTTGATCCTCTAGTGCAACTGTTTTAGAAGATACATTTTTCATGGAATCAATTTCCTTTTCTTCATCCTCAATCTGTTTCAGAAGATCTGTATATTCTTTGTTGCCTGTCATATCAACTTCTGATGGCATTTTTGCAATTTCATCTTCCATGGATTTAATTGCATCTTTCAATCCTTGCAATCGTTCTGCATATTCGTCAGAAAATGCCTGATGCTCTTTTAGATTTATTTCTTCCTTTTCTGCATCATTTTCAATCCGGCTTAATTCCTTTTCCTTTGCTTTCTTCTGTTTTTCGATAATCTCTTTTACTCTATCATCGTCATAAGGTCTACCGCAGGTTGGGCAAACATTATCTTCGGCAAAAGAAATATTGTTTACTTGTTCCCATTCCTTTCGCAATTTTGCTATTGCATTCTTTGTTTTTTCAATATCACATAAACTATCATGCAGCGTTTCTTCTGCATCACTAGCACTTCTGTGATAGTTTGCCAATTTCCTTGACAATTCTGATCGTTTGTTCATCAAATCTTCGCTCGCAGAACGTAAAATATCATTCGCCTTAAATTTCAGACGCATAATATTGTCAGATTTTCTTTCCAACAAATCATTTTTATCACCAGAAATTTTGCTCTCGATATCAGACAATCTTTTTTGCAGGTCTGCCTTTTGCAATTCCAGTTCTGCAAAATCCTCATCTACCTTTTGGCTTTCCAATTCTTTGATTTTAGGCTCAATTTGGTCTGCCTGCTGTCTTAGCCCGACTTCTGCACTTCTTCCACGTCCACCATAAATCTTTTTGTTTATAGTGCTTTTGATCTCGCTGACTGTTCCATTTTTTAATAAATCCTCAATCAATTCATGGTCTTTAATTGTTTTAAGGATTTCTGCGTCTTTGCTTTTAGAAAATGCCTTTTCCAAAATTGCACGCTGCTTAACAGAATCCTGTAAAAAAAACATATTTGCATTCATGCAGTATTGCAAGGCATCCACCGGCAATATGTTATCTGCAATCCATTTAGAAAACTCTGTTGGCTTTTTGTTTACACCATCCACATAACAATCTGTTGCAGTTCCTGTAGGCTCTCCCTTTCTTGAGTATGTGTTAAAAAACTCTCTTTTCAAGGTGTAGGTATCATCATCAATGATCAATGTGATTTCTACACTGGCACCATCTGCAATATCATTTCCCTCTGAATCGTGTGAAATAATACCTGTTATTTTCTTGCCATCTTCTCCCTTTATTCCGAGAACATACTGAATTGCACGTTTGATTGTGGTTTTCCCTGTGGCGTTTCTTCCGAATACATTTGTAATGTGTCCAAAATCAATAATATGTTCTCCTACAAAACTCATAAAGTTTTCAAGGCGTAACGCCTTGATCTCAATTTTTTTCATTTTCTTCTTCCTCCATCCTTTTTCTCCTAAGATCGTGTACAAAATCATAAATACCTAAAACATGGAACAGCATACTTTCAGATATATAATCATCTTTTTCAAGTATTGACTTCAAAATATCAATTCTTGTTTTCAGTTCAACATACTTTGCGTGAACCTCATCCACGCAATAAACAATCTTCTTATTATCTCCCATCATTTCCCTCTCTTTCCAAACCGACAATCCGTCCATTCTCAATCACTGTAAACACTCCCAAAACATTTGCAATCGTCTCTAATTCCTCAACGCTCAATAAATTCAAATCTGTAATTACCATAATCAGTTCCTCACTTTCTCAATATTTACATATTATTTTTTGCTTTCCTGTGTCTATATTTGACAGGTACAGATAAAAGTCAGTTTCTTTTATAAGCCGCCATTTTTTTACGCTCATATAATGATTGGTTACAACTCTTTTCTGTTCCCTTGTCAGCTTTTTTGACTGTTTAGCCAACTCATGCACCCCCTACTTCTTATGGCTGGTAACAAATGCACTAATTACAATTAGTGCAAGTTCTACGAATATCGTAGATGCAACCCCTGCCCAAAATGGATCAATCCACATTCGATCATCTCCTTTCTCTATGCAAGGCAGAAATACTCACCGTCAATCACCTTGTATATTTTCTTTCCTTGCGGAAACATAGACTGAAACACTAGATTCTTTGGATAATCTCCAACTCCCTGTATCAACAGTTCGTTTGCTATTTCCAACGCTCTGGTTGACGGTTTCACATTTCCAAGTTTTTTTGCTGTTGAATACTGACCACGTTGATATATAACGCCTCTGATCGCGTTCGGATACTGCTTAGACTTAACACGATTCAAAACAACAACTCCAGTAAGCCATAGCGTTTCATCATGCTTTGCATGACCGTTTTCTGCCATTATCAGCTTAGCAAGCAGTTCTACGTTGTCCTGCGTATACATCTTCATAGGTTTCTTCATTCCCTGCCTTTTCAATTCTGCATTGGACACCTTAATTTTTCGTGTCCTTGCAGAAGCCATTGAGTTACAACATATAAGTGAGATGGCAAGAATTAAAATAATTGTTTTCTTGTGTGTCGGGGCAAGCCTAAACATTTTTCGCCACCTCCTATTTGTTTTCTTTTTTTGATTCTTTGGAATCTTTTTTCTTTTCAGCCATATTCTCGACTTTGCCAAGAATATATCCCTTGTCAAAATCTGACATCTTAGGGATTGCTTCATTCAACTTCTTCACAATATCCTTTTCTCTCTCGCTCATTTATTCACTTCCTTTCAAAAATTTATTTACGAAATACTGCTGACCCTTTCCGCTGACTTTAGTAGTAAGAGCCGTTCTGACATTTCCGTTCGGCATGTTTATTGCCGTTTCTTTGACTTCAAACAGTCCTTGTTCTACATACCTTTGCATAGGTCTGTTTCTTGAAGAACCGCTTTTAATCAAATACCCATTATTTCTTAGCCAATCAAATAAACGATTTTGTCCTATGCGGTATCCGTTTTGACTTATAAGTTTAGCAAGGTCTCCAATTAATATTGCGTCCTTACTAGCACTTACAGCATCAGCAAATATCTCTTTCGGCTTCATTCGTTCTATCTGCTTGTCTCTTTCGGCAATCATTTTCTGAGCTTCGATAACCGCAAGTGCAATCAAATCATTTCCCTGTGGAAGTTGAGTTTTAATTGTATCTTCCATTTCGTGAAACCTGTTTATGTACTTTGCTGTAAACTCTGTACCTTTTACCCCAGTCAGTTTGTGTGCTATAAACTCGCAACCTTTCTTTGTGACAAGATAACAAGGCTTCTGTCTGTTAGACTTGTCTGTGTACTGACTCTCTGTGAAAAAGTCGGTGTGTCCAACTTTGGACGCATTTAACTGAGTTATGTAAACTCTTATATCCCTTAACAATTTGTTATGCTCTTTCCCTACCATTTCAGCCACTTCTCTGCTGTCGAGATATTTTTGTCCTAAACTATCCATATGTTTATCACCTCTTTTCCGTTCAGTAACTTATAAAGTTACTTCTTTAGCAAAAAAAATATCCATTGGTTGATCGATCTTCAAATTGTCGATCATAATTTGGATTTCATCGCTGCCAAATACGCCTTTTTGCATTCTCATGTAGAACGTCTTTGGAGTGACTCCGATCATCTTTGCTACGTCAGATTGTGTCTTGCCGTTTTCGGCAATTACACCACGCAGTTTCGCAACATCTATCATCGTTACTACCTCCTTTTTTCTGTTATGGTAACTTGCTAAGTTACTATCATTATACATCATTTTCGTAACTTGTCAAGTTGTTTTTTTCTTGACTTGTAACTTTTTTGTGCTATGATTAAGTCATACATAAAGAGAGGAGGTTCGTACAAATGACAGTCGGTGATAGAATAAAGGAACAAAGAGAGTTATCAAGAATGTCGCAAGTTGAACTTGCCGAAAAAATTCACGTTTCAAAGCAAACGCTATATAAGTATGAGAACAACATAGTCACAAATATACCTAGTGACAAAATACAGTCAATTGCAACTGTGCTTGAGATTTCGCCTGCATACTTAATGGGATGGAAAGAATCGAAAAGTGTTGATAACCTTTTGGAAAACATAGGTGGATTCTTAGCAGAGATTTCAAAAGACGAAAAATTTATAGTTAATGTAGAAAAATTGTGGCAGTTGTCAGAAACAGATAAAGAACACATTTTTCTAATAGTAAATGACTTGTATGAAAAGAAAAGAAAGGAATGATTGTTATGAAGAAAGTAATGTTAAGTTTAGTTTTAGCACTGTCACTTGTTGTGACACCAGTAAGTTTCAACCCAAGCACGGCACATGCAAGCAAAAAGATTGACGCATTAAAAGGGAAATCATATAAGAAAAAATGCAAGCGAATGTACCATGATAAATTGTTTTTCGGCAAGAAAAAGCTGAAAGGAAAATATGTAAAGGTTAAATGTTACTTGTCGGAAAGTAGATATTTTCAAAGTTATTATGATGTTCCGTCATATCTTAAAAAATACAAAGTAAAGAGAAGTCTTTTTTATGCAAAACCGGAACGAAAAGGCAAAAAATCATATGTAAGCGGAGGGAACATAGAAATCTATTTTAGCAAAAGGACAAAATCAAAGTACAGCAAATTAAAATCCGGGGATTATGTGATGGTATATGGGCAGATAGTAGAATATTCCACATTAAGTTGGGATGGATACAACGGAGTAGCCATAATACCTAAATATATACAAAAAACAAAAAGGTAACGAATATGTTTCTGACAACAAAAAAATCGGGCTGACATGCTTATTGTGTCAGCCCTTTTCATTTACACTATTTTTTCAACAAATCCCTTGATTATCAAGAGAATCTTTCTGCTTTTACACTTGCGAATCAAACCGATAATCTCAGCCTTTATTTCTTTTTCTCCCATGAAATACCTCCCTGCAAGTCCACTGGTAGCGTTGCACCCATTATAGAACATTTGTTCGATAGTGTCAATAGGGACAGAGCCAACGCCAATTAAACCCTGTCCCCACCGAAACTTGATTGCCTTTCGGCATAATCATTATCTCACAATTTTGGACTTGCAAACTGTCAAGGAATCATCATTTTCCGACATCATTCAACGCTTTTTCAACGTCTTTCCTGTATTTTACAGGTACATCATCAATTGTAATTCTTTCTAACTGTATCTGATATATGTAAAATGTAATAATTGCTTTGCTTGTCATTATAACTCACCCCCATCTGCTGATAACATATCCAACATGAGACTTTCCATTGCTTCTAGTCGTTCTTCCAGTGTCGGCTTGTCAGTGTTATCTATATAGCCTATTTCCTCATCAATTTCCTTTTGTTTCTCTTCGTCTAGTATAAGCATTTTTGTATTCTCATTGTACTTATACGCCATCAGTCGTTCTAATGGATATACATTTGGGATATCATTGACCTCTACAAGGTTTCCATCCCCTAACTTATAATATCCGTTATCATCAATTGCTATAGTATACATATTAGTCTCCTTTCTAAAATTCGCCCTCAATCACATACAATACTCTACCGCCAAAAGATGGATTTCCGCTCGTGATTGTATCGGAGTGTACGTTGACCGTTACAGTTGTTCCGCTTGTAGATGGTGAGCTACAAGTGGTGAGGCTGTAATTTGATTCAAGATGTATTATTCTTACAGACTTTCCACTTTTGTCATTTGGTATTGTAAATCTTGCAGTTCCGATTCTTCCGCCATCTCCTGCACTTGTCCCCATTGTACCATTATATGTTGTCGACCGAATCCTTGCAGGGATGTAACCAAGTGCGTCTGTTACCGAGCTCTTACTTATTCCAGTTATGAATCCTGAATCATTGGTAAAAGAGCTAAGAGTAGTGGGTCTACCACCGATTTCACTCCAAGAGTAACTTGGTTTACTGGAAGCCTTTGCCCATGCGTATACATCAGATGCAGGAAGAGATGTCGGAATATCACTGGTAAGAGCAATTGTACCTTCAGTTGGACGCAAGTATACATGAATGCTTTCGTTTTTATTGGCATTATAATTCGCATCTGGAACATAGTTAAATATTAAGTGTTCCACTCCACCTAAATTACCCATTGTCCATGAACCATTCTTTGTAGGCATACATGCTACACAACCATAGCTGTCATCTCCCGGATACATAGAACACACAACAGTTCTATCTCTATCGCCTACCCATGAGCCATTTGTATTTTTAACAATTTTCCCCGTAATTGTACCACCGCTCAACGGCAGATAGTTAGTGGAATCATATGCCCTAGAGCCAAGACCGAGCCATGATTTCAGAGCGTCTTTGGATATATCCTTGATTTTAGCGGATAGATTACCGCCATCGCCACTTGTATATCCTGCAATATACTTAATATCGTCACCTGTAATACCAGCACCACTAAATCCAATTTGTATATGTTTTGCTGTATCGCCATAATCCGTTACTGATGTAGCGATGTCGGCTGTACCATGCAATGGTAGATAACCAGCAAACTTGCCATTTAATATACGTCCTTGATTTGCACTCAAACTAGCATCGGTTCTCGTGCTGTCCAAACTGTCTACCACGTCACGCCATGTGTTGGTGTTTGTATCACTGTTGGTAAGATTGATAACAGTATCGCCTGTCTGATTCATGGTAAATGTGCCTTTAGTCGTACCGTTTTGATTGACCGTAACCTTACCGTTGCCTATGGTCGGCTTATTAGACAAGTCTGTATAACTACCGCTAGTCGCTACAGTAGAAAGTTTAGATTTGATATAATTCCATAACTTGCTAACAGGTCTGCGATAATATCTAGTGTTACTTGTTCCACCGTCTGCATACTGTGATACGTAGTAATCATTATCAACAGGGTCATCCGTACCTACAGGCAGGGCGTTTATCATCTCATCCAAGTCATATGTCGTGTTATCATCAGTGACTTCCGTTGTACTTCCGTCACTGCCAACAAGCTGTATCTTGCTTCCTGTTTTCTTGAGACTATAGGTTGTGTTTGTGTCCGTATCAGGTACTTCAAATGATGATGACGTTCCATCTCCTTTTGTAACTGTAACAGTATGATTTTTAATCCCTACACCCTTGATATATGTTGATGTAATCTTTTGATTGGCAGAATCATTGCTTGCTTTCGTTGCACTATCAGCACTTCCTGCACTCGTAGCATAACTAACCCTCTTTTCGCTATCTGCTGTATTGTCAACATTTCCAAGTCCTATATTTTCTTTTGTGATATTTACATTTCCACGTCTATATGCTGTTTCTGCACTTCCCTTTACTCCTGTAACCGGGCTTCCTGCTAATACGTCCCACTTCCCATCAGAATTTTTATATACATTCGACCCTAAAGGTATTGTATTTCCTGCTCCCTCTGCGAAATCTGTAGTCGTAGTAAACTCATCAGACACATTATACATATCACCTGTTTCCGCTAAACTTACAGATGGTAAATTTGCAAAAGTAACAGTTCCTTTTGGTCTTAGCGTTCCTGCAAATGATTCAGATATGCTTTTTGTCTGCTCATAATATTTCTTAGCATTTGTTTCACTTGTGCTTGCATTTTTTGCGCTTGTGCTTGCGTTAATGGCACTTGCGCCTGCACTGTCTGCTGACTTCTTAGCGTTTGTCTCACTTGTGCTTGCGCTGCTTGCGCTTTCGCTTGCACTGTTTGCTGATACTCTTGCATTGTTTTCACTTGTACTTGCAGATGTTGCGCTGTTAGATGCAGAAGCTGCACTTTTGCTTGCACTGTCTGCCGACTTCTTAGCGTTTGTCTCGCTCAACGATGCAGATGTCGCACTGTTAGACGCACTGTCTGCTGACTTCTTGGCATTTGTCTCGCTTGTATTCGCAGATGTTGCCGCATCTGTTGCAGTTTTTGCGCTTGCACTTGCATTACTGGCACTTTCACTAGCACTGTCTG